TGGCATAAAGACTTCCATCATTGAAATCTTTTTCTAGGCTTGCTTTAATAGCTGTTAATTCAGGAACCATGTCTGCATAACGACCACCATGCTTTTGATATAAAGCATCTAAGCTCTGATCTAGATTTGTTCTTATCTGACTCAAAACTTGTGAGTGTAAAGGTGTAGATGCCCTTACTTTAAGCAGCTCATCATCTAAACTATCATTTAATTTTTCACCAGCGTCATGTTCTTTTTGTATCTGATTATACGCCATAGATAATTGCTCGAAAGGCAATCTAACGTATGTATTCATTAGCGGTTGCTCCGCTGGTTTCATAAATCTATTTACAGCCATTTTTTATTTTTTAAAATACTTTTCTAAATATTCTTTTAATTGCGGATTAGACTCAATTAACTTTTGAAGATCTCCACTCTTTTCTAAAGCATCTATATCTATTGTACCGTCTCTTTTCAAATATAATTGTGCATCAGGATAAATCATATTTAACATTTCTTTCAATGATTCGTCTTGCGCCATTTGGTTTTTCATAAGTGTTTTAAGCTGAGTGTTTCCAGATAAACCTTCCCATCCTTTAGCAGTAAAGGCTTCTTTCGCCGCTCTATTCATAGCATTAACTTCACTAACTCTAGCACCTTCCGCTCTATCTCTTTCTCCTAAAGTATATAATGATTCATTTGCAATTTTTAATCCTTGCATATCAGAATTAAACTTAGTTAAGAATGCTTTAAGATCAGCTTGGTTCTGTATATTCTGTCCTCTTATTAAAGTATTTAAATATGAACCAGCATTTCCTCCTGCCACATCTTTACCTAGGTATTTTAACATATTAAAGTTTTGTTCATTTTCTGCTAACAAACTATCAATATCAAGATTAGTAAGCCTCTGAATATTATTCATAATCTGATCCTCATTTGGATTACTAATAAACTGCTCGATTTCAGCTGGTTCTCTTCCTTTTGCAAAGTTATACATTGTAGGGCCTAATTTACCAAATTGCCCACTTAAATCTTTAAAGCCTTGCGACAGCAGTTCTTGTATCTTCTTATTTCTCATTTGCTTTGCAAGAAGCTTTGCTTGGTCTTCAGGAGTTAATTCTTTATTTTCTTCTATACTTTCTAGATTAGTTAAGTTTTCATCATACTTAATCTTTTCTCTATTTATAATAGATGCAACATCTTCTGCACTTTTTCCATCAGCTAACAAGCTTTGTTCTAATGCTTTAAAGTATTGTCTTTTAGACATATTATTATCAAGCCCAAAGTTTTCATCCCAACCTACTCCTAAGCCCATATTAAATAAATTATATGCAGCTTTATCTTGAGTAAATTGTTCTTTACCCCCTGGTTTCCAATCAAATACTTCCTCATACTTAGGCTCATTTGGTGTTAATTCTGCGCTTTCAAAAAACTCATTAGGAAGACTTCGTATTGTTTTATAATCTCTAGCTTTTGGTTTACTAGTTGGTATATCGCTATCTTCTAACTGCCCACTTCTCCAATCACCAAAACCTGATACTAATGCTTTGTAATAATCTTTTGCATTAGTAAATGTATCGTCACCCATTTCAAATCCTCCATCTGGATAGTTAGCTGTAAGGAAATCCATTAATTCTCCTCTATCAGGCATGTAGTCTTTATCTAAAGTAAATGCTTGACCAGAAAATAGATCACCTGTTAAACTACTAATATATTGATTAAAGTCAAACGGTGTAAATCCTCCATTATCATACTCAGGTAAGCCGTACATAGCCCCAACTAATTGTTGGTCTTGTGCACTTAACTGGCTCATATCAATATTACCCATTGGGTTGTCAGCCATACCTCCTGTAGGACCTGCTATAGATTGCATAGCAGACTCAGATAATTGTTGTGATTGTTGTTGTTGCATATATTGTTGGAATATATCAGGGAACTTTTCTTGTAATTCTTCTGGACTAGCTCCTGACTCCATCATATCTATAAACTTTTGCTGTCTAGCTTGCTCTTGTTCAGTCTGTAAGTCCATTAGTTTTTGGTTCCATGCTTCAATCATAGATCCAGCAGTAGACTTAGTTATTTCATCTCCATTTTCCATCTCTTCTTTAAACTTAGCAATGTGTTTACCTATCTTTTCAGACGCTTCGGCAAATGTCATTCCCCACTGCTTAGATTTTAGTTTATCAGAAAATACATATTGTTGCCCTTCTCCTGATACTATCTCACCTGTATGACCGTCAGGGTCCATAGTCTGGTGTGAGTTACCACTTAACATGCTTAGCATTGCATCATTTGCATTGTTAGGTCCTTCATCTATTGGAGTTAAATCACCTGTAGTTGCAGGTGGTTGACCCGGTGCATGCATAATTGTTTCTCCTCCTTCCGCTTCATACTCTACATTTGCATTAGGATCTCCTCCAGTATTATAAGATTGTCCAGGATTACCCATAGCTTGTAATTGATGTTCTGGGCTCATTGGATTAAACAGTCCTGAGATCATAGCTGCAGTCGCTCCTGGTTGGAAATCGTTTGCTCCTCCCATAGCTTTTATATCTAGTGTTTTAGGATAACCTTTTTCTCCTGGTCTCGCAGGTCTTTCTCCTCTTGCTCTCTTAGCATGTATATTTGCCCATAAACCTGGACGTCCTCCTTTACCCATTTTATATAAATTAGGCATTCCTCCATATTTAGCGAATAAATCACTACCGGTATTTATTAGGTCATCAGATCCTACATTGTTCCAATCTATAGGACTATCAGTTGCTTCACCTCCCATAAAGTCTCCTAAGAATGTATCTCCTCCTATAGCACTTGATGCAAAGCTAAGTACATTGTCTCCTATTTCAGGTAGCAAGTCTTTTTCAAAACTAGGTGCTACTGGGGCCATTCCTGATAAAGCACGTAACGCATCTGTTCTTGTACTAAGATCTAATGTGTCTTTATTTTCACCTCGTTCAATAGTACTTAATTTATTTTTAGCTTTATTTTTAGCTGTTACAACATCTGTATAATTCTTTTTATCTCCATGATAACCAATAGTATCGGCTGCTATATCTAGAAGTGTTCCTAAACCAGGCACTGCATAGTTTAAATATGGTAAGATATTAGTATCACCTACTTTACCTACACCTTGTTGCCAGTTTCCATACTTGTCTTGTTGTACTTCAGTTACATCACTATAGTCATTAAAGTTTTCTGTTGGAGATTTATACAACCCTTCTCCTATTCCAAGTTCTGCTTTAGGACGTTTGTGAGGTGTTCCTCCGTACATCTGCATACCTCCTATAATCTTAGAACTTAATTCAGCACTTCTACCTGACTTATCTACGTTTCCATAACCATCTATCTCACCAGAGAATAATGGCATCTCGTTACCAGGGAAGTTTATGTCACTTAAAAAGAGTTGTTTCAAAGCTTGCGGATCGCTAGAGCTTTGCATTACATCAGGTCTTCTTGCATTCTTTGCAAACCACATTTTAAATGTAGGATCTTCCGTAATGTTTTTTTGAGATGATACATGATAACCCCCATGTCCATACTTTTTATATGGAACCATTCCTCCCATACCATAATCAATAGGATTCTCATAGGTAGCGTCTGGATCTTCTTCAGAATTTTGTTTAGGTGGCTTAGGTCTTATGTCTTTAAATTCTATTAAATCAAAGAACATACCTTCTCCATCTTCATAGTTTACTATTTCACCATCGTCATTAATAAAAGTAGCATATGGATTTTCTAACTTAAGCCTTTCATTCATTGCTCTTTTATCATAATCATAATAACTTTTACCACCTGTTAACCCCCATCCTAATAAATAACTTAACGCTCCAGCCCCTTTTGCGTAAATATGTGGAGCTGCCATTAATCTTTTTCCAAGTTGGTTTGCAGCAAAGCCTGTACCATAAAGTAGGTCATCCCAAGAAAAATCTGTACTATGTAATTTAATTACCTTTTGTCTTTCAGCATCAATGGCATCAGTATATGCATTCATCGCTTCTACAGTCCTAGGTGCATCTGCAACAGTGTCTGGGTAATGAAGAAACCAATTAGAATTTGCGAAAGCTTCTACAGCTTCATCTTGAATTCCCCAGTTATACTTATGAATATCTGATTTTTTTATACGTTTTCCTTGATTATGAGAAGTTTGCCAAGCATGAGCTCCTAATAATTCTAACTCAGTTGCATTTTTAGGATGTGGATGTGGATGTGTAAATCCTGCTTCACCTCCAGAATGTTTCTTTTCTATGAAGCCTCTGAATTTATCCATTTTAGTAGGATTACCCCCATACTTCATCCAGTATGAATTGCTCGCTTTTTTCTTCTTCTTCTTATTTGCCATTAGCTATATGTTCTAAAATCCACAAAAATATTAAAAAATTTCTTAATAACCAAATCTAACGATAAGAAGGTCTAAAAAATGTTTTAAAGTAATGTAATACAAACTTTATATTTCTAGGTTGTCCTACATCTGTGTTATAATTATTATATATTAAATCAATAAACATATACTTATCTCTAAGTCTATCTTTATGCTGTCTAGAAGGATCATAATTAAATGGATTAAATATATCTCCATCTATAACAGTCTCACTCATTACATTCCTTGGAACAGCCATTTGCCATTCTCTTTCTTTTTTCTTTACATTATCTCCTGGTACTAAATCTATATAGTCTGTTATTTGATAATCTGTATAAAATCTAACCTGATCAAATGTATTGTTTGCCATATCTCGAGCAGGTACATTAGGTTGACCTCCATGCATTCCTGTAGAAGTACTTTGATGATTATTTGCTGGGTCTTGGAACCATCTATCCATTCTTCCTACTTCCCATAAACTCTCCATGTGATAAGATACATTATCAAATACTTTAGTTGCTGCTGACTCTAAATTAGAAACAAACGTTACACTGCTTGGGTATATGACATCGTAAAATCTACCATAAGAACCATAGCCATGTAAATATAATTTATTTTCTTTCCATCCATATACATCAGGATCTTGATCACATTTTTGTTGAGTACTAGGTGTAATTAAAAACTCTGGACTACTTACATAGATTGTAGGATGGAAATCATAAAAAGAAGTAAATCCTTTAATGAGCTCATTATAAGCTATAGTAAAACTACTTTTTGCTATACCGCATTCTACATTAGCAACTTGAGGATCTTGAATATTTATAAGATCATCAAAGCGTACATTATCAGGTTGTATCCCTGCAGGCCAGCTATTAGTAGCCTCTGTTATCCATATCATTATATCTCCAGCAATGAGATTATTAGGATTAGGATTAGGTGTAGGGAAACCAGGGCATCCTATTTTTCCTATCATTAAACCAAAGAAAGGTCCTATCCCATTTACTAATATATTGTCTACCACAACCCATTCTGATTGTGCTCCAAAATCAAAACTTTCACAGTCTGCCCCAAAACAATCATTACAGTCTGGTACATTTCTTATAATCATTTGGAATATTCTATTAGGAGCAGTATTAAGTATACTAAAATCTATTATAGCTTGATTGTATTTTTTAACAAAACCACTATCATGGAATGTAAATAAAGCCTCATTGTTCATATGATCATATGTAGACGTAACTCCCTTTTTCATAATAGGATTATCATTATCTAATACATCACCCATTAGTTGCTCTGTAAACTGTGAGTGTAAGCCAGTAATGTCAGTAAGAGGAGAGGTACCCTGTGAAGAATAGCTAAACATCTTTCTTGCTTTTATATCAAAGAAATATAATGCATTATCAGAATTTGTTACAGCCCACTGTTGACTTGATCCATACTTAGTTGATATGTATTGATAAGATTGTATAAATGCTCCAGCGCCAGAACTTACAGTTCCTAACTGTAACGATGTACCATCTGCTGCTTGTACTACTGCTGTTGGATTTACAGACAGTGCTCCAAACCCTGTATCTTGAAAGTAGTATAAATTATCATGAAGCCTAGTTAACTTATTCAAAGGGCCATATACACCTTCAACATCTTTATAATTGTTTACTAAAAATACAGACCAACTATCACTAGTTTCACCATTTACTTTAGTCTCTGAATAATATATTCTTGTATCAAACTCATCACCAAAAGAAAATGTAATAGGTAATGGGAAATAATTTCTTACATCGTTTTTAGCATTGTATGCTGAGTTAAGTAAATACTCATCATGTAGCATTGTACCATTGTCTGGTAATCTACCACTAATAGTTTCCTTAGAATTAAAATGATAACCATGTCTCCATAATACATTTCTTAAATGTACTTCTAGAGGAACTACACAGTTTCTTTGCATTCCGTATGTATTATCTCTAACAAAAGGATCACCTGTGTTAGCATTAATACTATCATAGTTATCAAATCCTGTTTGCCCCCAGTTCTTTTCAAACTGTGTAAAATCAAATAACTGACACTGTACATCTCCTCCCCACACCTGTGTAGTTATAGGAGTAGATAAATTTGTACTACTAAGAATAGGTACAAAGTGACCTGTAGATATATATTCACTATATGATCTTGCTCCGTACGTAGGGCCTCCATAAGGTATTACATATCTTTCATAACTAAATGTACTTCTATAAGGTACATATTGAAATTCTGCAGCATCTACAGATGCTCCCATTAAATGGTCTGCACCATTCCATGTTCTTACATCTTCATCAAATAATACAAATATAACTTCACTACCAATAGACATAGGTCTATTCCATATCCAAGTCATAGCTAATGTTGTAGGATTACAGGATGCACTACCGGTACTATCAAATAAATCAGGAAACCACTGCCATCCTGGGTTAGTAACATTCATAAATGACCACTGTAAATCTGTATTTGCTGTATCTGCTATAAATCCTCCATCAGGTACCCATGTACCCCACTTAAGTGTATATCTATTATTTGCTGGATCTTGTCCATTAAGATTACTAATTATTCCATTTGTATAATCTATTTGAGTTGTTTGGTTAGATCCAGCTATACCATTACCCATTGTTACCCCATTGTAGTATTTATAGTAATGATTAGGTCTTAGATTGTATGCACCTGTAGCTGCACCGTTATCAGGTAAAAGCCAATCAATCATACCCATACCGTAATTACCTTGAGGTACAAAGACTTGATCTATTTTTAAATAATCTCCTCTCTTAATAGGGTCATCTACTTCTAATCCAGTATTTAAATTCTTTTCATTTGTTGCATCACTATTATGCCATCCTAGTGGTCCATATAATAGTAATTCTGTTTTTCTTACTGTACATACATGGTAAGGAACAGTATCATTATTGTTAGTACCTACACAGGCAGCTCCTCCATTCCAACAAGGAACATCGCATTGATCTCCTGTTGCCCCATCTGCATAAGCTAAACCCATTCCTCCACAAGGGCCGAAACAATATCCTACTGAAGGTATTAAAACACTTTGTTGATTATCTACTCCCCAAGCATACCCAGGTTGAGGTACTAAGCTATTCCATCTACTCCCTCTCATATCTAGTCTATCAACAGTATGTACCAGTGTGGTACCAAATCTAGATTTATCTACTTCTTTTCTATCTACCCTTACAATAGAATAACCAGTTAATTGTGATGAAACTTCTGTAGGTATACCTGATAAATCTACAGTAAATTCTAATCCTATCTGATTTAAAAAGATCTGTCCTTCCGGTCGATAAGAAGCTGTATTCCCATTTCCATCTATAATTTGAGAATAGGTAGGACTATTTATATCTGGTACAAAACTTGAAGTAGCAAATGTACCAAGAGGCTGTCCTAATCCACTGCTATAATTATATGGCATTTTTATATCACCAATCCAGTTAACAAAACTAGCTTGTCCTTTGTTATTGTAAAATACAATACCAAATCTATAAGTTTCTCCTCTTGCATAGTTACCATAAACACTCCACTTGTATGGAGACTTCATATTATCATATGTATTATTCATAGGATAATCCTGATCAACAACTCCTAAATTTATTATATTATTAGTAGTTGCATTTGTTGCTGCAAAGTTAGAAGGGTTAACAAAACAAGAAGTAGTAGGATTAATATTTGTATACCCACATGCACTACTAGTATAAATAAAACCAAATAAATTTACTGTGTCTGTAGAATCTAATTGTGTATCTCCTACATCTTGTTCAATTATAAATCTATAAGAAACATTTACTCCTTGACCTCCTAGTGTTAATCCATCTTCCTGAAATATATACTGATCATTAGTAAACCAGTTTGGATTTGTATCTGGATTTTCATCGTTATAAGGATTAATTGCATCATGTGTATCAGGTACAGAAGCTGGTAAAATACTACCTGCCGCAGCAAGAGTTGGATCTAGAATAAGAGTTGATTCTGATACAGATTCTATTCTAGCTACAGAAGCATTATTATATCTATAAGCTCTTGCGTCAAAGTCTACATAGAAAGTTGTATTTTCTATATTACCAAAGAATAATTTATTATCTTTTGATTCGAGAGTTTTAACTCTCTCAAATGTCGCACCTATACCAGTTAAAAAATCTTGTATAGAAAAAGGTATAAGTACCTCGTTACTGTAAGATTAATAGATCCATTAATCAATTCAGCAAATATATTCATCTCATCATTACCTGGTATATTATCTTTCTTATATATATACGCAAGTTCAATTAATTCAAAAGAAGTATCTAGTCCTACTAGATTCCAATTTATTCTTTTATTTGTAATAGTACCTGTCTGAGTAGCCATATCATAAGGAGTTCCTTCAATCTCACAATATGGATCTGTATCCAATGATTCATAGATAGGTACTAATTTAGATAGTGGTGACCATTCTGTTACTAGACCCTCACTACTTTTATATCTATAAGTTAGTTGATATAATCCAGCAGCTAAGTTTCCTCCTATGTTTATACGATCTAATGTAGGTAAAGAAAATCCAGTTT